CTGATAAATGTCAACTAAAGAACTAATGTCCAGAGTCCATTTTTATATTCTCCCTCAAAGGATTTAACCCATTGATTAAGATTCCATTTATATTGTGTTCCGGTATTCAAATTTGACACGTATTGTAACACAGTCGCAGCCGAACTGTCAAATACAACAGTCCAGTGCGTGCCATTGAATTCAATAATGTCATTTGCGTTTGCTATTAAATCTGCATCATCTGACCCGCGCCATGCACTCGGGCCTTCTAACGCACCATTAGCACTGCTGCCAATTGAATTTAATATTAAATAACGTGTACCATTAACAGCACCTTGTGCTAACGCTACCGCAGTATTCTTACGTGGGTCAACAATAGCATCAATTGCAGCTAATGTGTTTGCAGGATAGGTATCAATATCTGCATTAAAAATTAACAAACTATCATCTGTTGGGTGATAGGTAACAGTACCAACAATCTCTGATTCGCCATCATCTGCTAATAATCTAACTTGACTGATACCATCAACTAATGCGCCATATACATTAACTAAATTATGCCAGTTATCACGTGTACCAATTTTAGTAGGAGTACTTAACGTGGGCTCGCGTGGATCTTCAATTTCGCTTACTTTCAATAATGTTAATGTGTAAGAGTTACCACCACTTCTTAACAGTAACACACCATAATCCATAGGAGTATAATACATACGAGTACCCATTAGATTAGCTTCGGTGTAGGCGGCAGAATTTAAATCACCCTGTGCATCGTGTATACCGGCAATAATCTTTTGTATAACACCAAGTTTTTTAACTTTAGCGGGTGGACTAATCCAAATCGGCAATTTAAATGTAAGGGTGGCAACATCAACTGGATTTTCAGTACCCACAGGCACTGAACGACTTGACCAATTAGGACTATCTAAATAAATGACACTTAAACTTGTCCAGTCGATATAATTGTCTGTACTTTGTATTTCTAACCCAGGATTAAATAAAGGCAATATCTGTTCAACTAACTGTAATTTTTGTTTTGTATTACTGGTCCATATATCTAATTTTAATTCTAATGTGTAGGGCACAGGCATTATACGTTCAATGGTAAATGCATTGCCTTGCGTTTGTTCGTAGGTATCGGTAGTTTCATCATATTTACGTTGACGTATACTCATGTTATTAACATAAGTAGGGCTTTGTACACGGTCTCTGTCGTAGGTTAATCCACTAATATACACAGCCATTGCTGGCACAGTCTGCATAGCGTTTTCACTGTTGTTGGCTAAAATAGCCGCAACTTGTTTGCTACCATCTGCATAGTAAACTGGCACACGTTGTAGAGTTTTACTGCCTGTGCGATCCTGTCCAAACTCAACTTCGTAGCCACTCATTATTCTAATGAATTGTACTACAAAGCGTTCGATCTGACCATCGTAAAAGAATTGACTACTCATTAATTATCCGCCAAAGGTGAAAGTATGTCAGATAAACCCTGACGTTCTGGTGTTACTTTGCTGTAAACTGTATATTCTAGCATATCGTTAGTTGCTAAGGTATTTGTGAGAGTAAATGACACATTTCCAGCAGTATTTGCTACAGTATTGGTAATATGTGTGCCATTTAATGTAGTTTTTACGCCATGTGTGCTAACATACGCAATTTTTGTTACAACTGTCTTAGTTGACATATTAAATGATAATGTTTTTGCGTTGCCCGCCGGAGTGTAAGAGGTAGCAACACGAATTGCGTCCCAACCAAGTCCGCCACTATATGTGGCATTTATATTATTAACAAAACCACTACGTTGAGTTGTATTATCTAATCCCGGTGTTAGGTTAGTGCGTACAGAATCCTCAATTTTAATCCAACGTTTAGAATCGTACCGGAATAGTCTGTTAGGAACATAATCTAAGCGTAGGTAGTAATCGCCAACGGCTGGAGTAGACGGAAACGCAATTCCTGCACTAACCGCCAATCCGTTTGGCGGCAAACCTGTACTTGTTAAGTATCCTTGTACTTTAGCAGTAGATGTAATAGCTACATTTGGTAAATTATTAGTATCAACTGGCAAGGTATAAATGGTACTAGTGTCATATCCACTTAGTGGCACTTCGGCTTCTGCCCGAGCAATAATAGCATCGTTAACCGCAGTATACTTGTCGTAGGTGCTTAATAAATCACCAATTGGTGTATTGTTATCATCGCCACTGCTGATGTTTTGTGTAATGTCTTTGTATTCTTGACTATCGACCAGCGGAGCAACTTTAACACGCCATAAATGCGGATACCATGTTTGACTAAATCCTTCTGCCGCACGTGTAGCATCTTGCACAACGTAATAACGTTTTAGCGCACTGGGTAAATCATCGTCTAATGGATAAAAGTCTTTTAAATGTGGTAGTTCCATTACGTCGCCTACCATAATCATACGACCTAGTGTTTCAACCATATCGTTCAAATGAAATACCATAAACATAGTATCTCCAGTTAAGAACAAACCAAACTGACTTAGGTCAAAATCATTGTCGTTCATGCGATAAACACTGCGCATAGTGTAGACACTAGTGTCGTACTTACGATCTCTATTTTCTAAAAACAATAGGTCTTGTATATTTTTCACACTTTCATTAGCATAACTAGGCTGTGTTGCATCAGGATAGACGGCAATGGTTGCACCAGACCCAACAATAGCTGTGGTGCTTGCTGATAATGTAATAGTTGTGCTAGTCTTTGCAATGACTGTTGCGCCAGCAGGAATATTAGTACCCGCAACAAACATACCACGGGTTACAGCCGATGTATTAGCAAATACTAATTGGGTGCCAGGCGAACCCTGCGCTGCCGAAGTAGTAATGCTGGTGCCTTGTTCGATTGGACCAAGATACTTGTGAATATTAATATCAACGCCGCCAACAGTAAACATCTCACTGATTCTGCGGTCGAAGAATTTATAATCATTTCCCTTATTTGGGCGGTACATGCTTAATCTTGGCATTACATAGTCCTGTATATCTAATATTTAGCTTAGATTGACATAGCTGCAAATAGATGCTATACTTGCTTTATGAATGAAATACAATCAAGTTTAGATTGGCCAGAAGTGCAGACTGCATTAGAAGCGCCATTACATAAAATGAAAAAGTACACGCACGAAATGTGGAACATCAGTCATAATATTGGACTAATGGTTAAAGATATAAGTAAAGAAGAAATCAATTGTCGTAGACACCAAAAGCAGACTAGACTACATAAAGAATTAGTTGACAAAGTCAATGAAGAGATAGCAAACTATGAACGTATGATAACGTTTGCAGTTCTACTGGCAGGATGAGCTTGACAAATACAACAAATGGCTGTATAATGCTATATATAAACTATTAACAAGGAAGAACAGATGGCTATTAAAATTGACGGAGCAAAGAAAAAAGCTAAGACAGCAACACGTGATCCAATTTTTGCAGATGAGAAAGCTGTTGGTAGTGAGCCAGTTTGGGATACCGAACGTGCGTTAAAGTTTACAGATGAAGAGTTTGATCACGAGATGCGCAAGAGCTTGCGCTATTACAACTATTTCTATTCTAGCAAAGAGCTTAAAAAGTATTTGGTCGAGTGGTTAAAACAGACAGCAGGCGTTGCTCATAAACTAGATGCTGTAACTATTACACGTTTTGCTAAAAGCACAGACGGTTACACTCCGTTAACTGCGCCTGCGCTGATTAAAGCACACAGTAAGGGTATGCCATTGCGTGAACGTGAAATCAAGTACATTATTGGTGCCGTAACTAAAGCATTAGCATTGGATGATAACGATGTTAAGGTACTTGAAGAAATAACAGATAAAACCAAACCAGCAGTTAAGGTGCCTACTATTCAGGACCGTATGAATGAGATTATGAAAACTCATATCTTGCACTTCGAAGAACTTGAAGATAGTTTGTACGAAGGTAAGACTGTAGAACCTAAAGCATACGAATACCTAAGTGGTAAAGGCGTACCACAGGCAATGCTAGGTAAAATACAGGCTGTGTTTGAACGTCGTTATGCTGAAATTACAGAAGCTAAGTCAACAAGCGACGAAGACTTAAAAGAAGCATACAGCTATATGAAAGCGGCAGACTGGAAACGTTATGATGCTTTCTATACTCGATTGTTTGACGGCATTGCACAGTATGGACAGGTTAAGAAAGCAACTAAGAAAGCGGCAGTGCGTAAGCCTCCGCAAAAAGAAAAACTTATTGCTAAACTCAAGTATGCTAAAAACGATACTACTAATAAACTAGTATCAATCAACCCAGTTGACATCATAGGCGCCACCGAGCTTTGGGTCTACAATATTAAGACACGTAAACTAGGCAAATACATAGCAGAAGATATGGGTGGTGCACTTGGTGTTAAAGGTACTGCTATAACAGGTTTTAACGAGTCTACAAGCGTACAAAAAACTTTACGTAAGCCAGAGGTGCAGCTAAAAGAATTCTTAGCCGCGGGCAAGATTGAATTGCGTAAGTTCTTAGACAATATCAAAGCAACTGATATTAAACTAAATGGACGTATCAACCTTGATACTATTTTACTCAAAGTAGCATAAACATTAAAAGTCATCCTGTTAGTGCTAAATATACGAAACAGGATGATTTCACATGGCAACAGCAACAGGTAATTTAACCGCAAATCTCAGTCTAACTACAGACAGTTTATACAATCCAGTTACCGGTACAGGTGCTGGGCATATTGCTTATGATGCAACTCCGCTGATACCAGAGAATCAACAACGCAACGATATCATTGATTACATTCGTCTACGATTAGGTGATCAAATTGTTGATGTCGAAGCAGATAAAGAACATTACGACATGGGTATTAAGCAGGCCTTTATACGTTATCGTCAACGCAGTTCAAACGCAGTAGAAGAAAGCTATGCGTTCTTAGATTTACAACCAGAAACACAAGAATACATATTACCACGTGAGATTATGGACGTTAGAAAAATATTTCGTCGTGGTATCGGTAGTGTAACAGGTACTACAGCTAGTCAATTTGAACCATTTGCAAGTGGATATTTAAACACTTATATGTTAGTGGCAGGACGAGTAGGTGGACTTGCTAACTACGAATTGTTTACACAATACCAAGAGCTAGCAATGACTATGTTTGGTGGCTACATGAACTTTACGTTCAACAAAGCAACTAAAAAATTAACAGTATTGCGCAAACAACCTTGGCAAGGACCAAACTCTACTGCGGTAGAAAGTGTTGCGTTATGGGTATACAATGTTAAACCTGATAATATGTTGTTAAACGATCCGCAGGTATATCCGTGGATACAAGACTATGCTTATGCATTGGTGATGATGAGTATAGGTCAAGCACGTGAGAAATTTGCTACTATTGCTGGTCCACAAGGCGGTGGCAGTTTAAATGGTGCAGCACTTAAAGCAGAAGGACAGGCATTGCTAGATAAACTTGATGCTGAAATATCAACTTATGCCGACGGCGGGTCTCCGCTTACGTGGGTGACCGGCTAAATCAATAATTGACACCTGTCTGAAATAAAAGTATAATATACTATATACGAAAGGAATAGTATGATTATATCAGTGACAGGCTTCATCGGTTCAGGTAAAGACACAATCGCAGATTACTTAGTAGCAGAACACGGCTTTAAGCGAGAGAGCTTTGCTGGCACACTTAAAGATGCAGTTGCTACAGTCTTTGGGTGGGATAGAGAATTACTAGAAGGGCGAAGCGCAGAAGGCAGAGCTTGGCGCGAAAAAGTAGACCCATGGTGGGCTAAACGCTTAAAGATGCCAAAACTAACTCCACGTTGGGTATTGCAAAACTGGGGCACAGAAGTATGTCGACATGGATTTCACACTGATATATGGATAGCAAGTCTCGAAAACAAATTACGTAAAACAAATGAAGACATTGTAATCTCAGATTGCCGCTTTCCAAATGAACTCAAAATGATTAAGAATATGGGCGGCAAAACAGTACGTGTTAAACGTGGCACTGAACCTGTAT